GGTTGATGAAACATTATGGTTTTGATGGTTCAGATCACTTCAGATATGCGAGGATTTTTTAATGAGTTGGCAAACAGCAGTAGTAGCAGCAATCGGAGCAGCACAATATCAACAACAAGGTGCTATAGGTAAATACAATCAAGCTAATGCAAATCGTAATGCTGAAGTGATAGAGCAACAAGCTCAAACTATAGATGATCAAGTTAATTTTGATTTAGCACAATTTGATAAAGAATTTAGAAAAATAGAAGGTGAAACAAAAGTTAATCTTGCAAAGTCAGGTGTAGTTCAAGGTTCAGGAACAGGTTGGAAGATAGCAACATCAAACAAAAGAGAAGCAGAATTACAAAAAGAAATTATGAAATACAATGCTCAAATTCAAAAATCACAAGCTATAGAAAGAGCAAACTTTGCTAGAATATCAGGAGAGGTAGCAAGACAACAATCAAGATTAGCACAAATTGGAACTATTGCTCAAACAGGAACAAGTTTATTATCAATGAATAATTTTGGAAAACCATTAACACAAACTCAGAGATTGAATATGGCTTATCCAGCTAAATATGGAACATTTTAATGCCTAAGATACCTACATTTACAACACAAGTTAGACCCACTGCTGAAACTGCTTCAGTAACTTCTAATGTACAAGTCCCTTTAAATACAATATCAGATGCTTTATCTCCTGTAACAAAAGCAATAACAAAACACGCAATAGCGGAAAAAGATTTAGAAAATAAAACTGAAGCATTAAAATTAGAAAACGAATCTTTATTAGAGCTTACAGATGTTTTTGAAGAAGCAAGTAGATTAGATAATAAAGATCAAGCACTTCAATTAGTTCAATCAAAATCAAAAACTATACAAGATAAATATGCTAATTTAGCATCTAATAAAGCTGTTCAAACTTCTTTTAATAATAGTTATTTAGCTGAAGTTCAAAAAGGAATATTTAAAGTTAATACAAGAGTTTCTACAAATGTTATTCAAAGTTTAGATAACGAAGTTTCAAAAACAAAAAACAGATATTTAACTGAAGCGTTTGTTAGTAAAAACCCTTTAGCAATAGCAGAATTGAAAGGTGATTTAAGTCGTTTATATGAAAAGTATTACAAAGGTAGAATTGATAATGATGCTTATGATAAATTAATATTAAATATACCTAATGAAATATCAGGATTTGAAGCTACTCAAGATATATCAAGCAATCCTAAACAAGCGTACCTTGATTTAAGATACAATAAAGATAAATACGCTGATCTTGATATTAATAAAAGAATACAATTAGCTAATGAAGCAAAGGCAGTTTTAGTTCCTGAAATAAGAGAAAATTATAAAAATTTTATAGCCGCAGCAGCAGAAGGAAAAAAAGTTCCTTTTGATACAAATTTTGCAAAAGAAATATTACAACCTAAAGAATATCAAAAAATGGTTCAAGAACATGGTGCTGTTGTAGAGACTGTAGATAATGTTAATATTATTAATAGTGTTGGTGCTAAAGATTTATCAAAAGTTACAGATGAATTTGTTAATGAAGCGGAACAAAAATATCCTTTTATTAAAGCTCAAAAAATAAAAAAAATATATACGGATGCTGTCAAGAATAGAAATGAAGCCATGGCTAAAGACCCTGTTTTCTTTTTAACACAAACAGATGACAATATAAAAATATTAGTTGATGAACTTGCTGCTGAGACAAATCAAGAAATGATTGTTAAAAAAAAATTAGCTTTAACTGATATTATGGTTCAAAAACAAATAGATATGGGACAACCTCAATATCAAATTAAAGTTATGTCTCAATCTCAAGCTGATGGTTTTGTAGAACAATATATGAATGGCGATCAAAACATGAGAGTGGCTATGTTACAAAATTTAAACGCAGAGTTTGGTATGTATAATTCACAAGCTATGCTTCAATTAAGTGAAGCAGGTTTACCTGTCACTGCCGAACTTTCAGCTTTTTTTAATAATCCTAATATTACACAAAAGTTTTTAACTTTTGATTCTAAAGAAGAACAAGACAGATTAAAGCAGTTTGCATTAGATAAAGGTGTAGTCTTTAATACTTTGAGAAAAAATATTAGAGATAATTTAAAAGATTTTGAAAGTGTAGCAATGCGAGGAAGTTCTTTTAATAATAGCGTAGCATTAGAAAAAATAGATAATATTGTTGATACTTTAACATTTTATGCCTTGAGTAATATGTCTGCAAATCCTGGTAAAAGTGAAAACTCTGCTAGAAAAGATGCTGTTAGTTTAATTAATAATAGTTTTAATATTGAAGATACTTTTTTTGTGCCTTTAATTTATGATGGTAAGTCGATTGCATCAAGTGCAGATTTTATTGTTGAAAAAGCAAATCTTATAAAAGATTTCTATTTACAAGATTTTGGTGCTGTAGCTTTTCAATCAATGGATGAAGATGTTACAGAAGTTGAACTTAATGAAGCTATGATAGATCAGATGAAAAATTTTGGTGAGTGGAGAAATAAAGCAGACGGCACAGGAATTATTTTTGGAATTGTTTTTAATGATGGTTCTTTTGGTCCAATAGTAAACAAAGATAAAGAAAATTTAGAATTTAACTTTAACGATACAACTTTAAATATTCCAGGAACAGATAAAGATATTGAGGTCGATTTAAGACGTAATACTGAAGCAAAACAAGAAAGAGAAGGCAGAGGTTAATGGCACAATTAGGTTTTGGATTAAACATAAATGAAACAGCTGCAAAGACAGGTTACGATCAATACTCTGTTAGATTAGGAGAAACACTAGGAGCTGTTGCGGCAGATAACTGGAACTTTAATCCTCTTTCATCTATTGGAACTTTTTATGATATGGAGTCTGCTAGAAACGAAGCTCTTAAACAAGAAGAAAATCGTGTCTCAAGAGATGAACTTAATAAAGAATATGCTGATCTTGGTTTGTTTTTTAAACAAGATGAATTTCAATCTGTTGTAGATATAATGGTTGAAGAAAAAAAAGAAGAGAGACAAAGACAAAGCATTATTGAAAGAGGACCAAAAGGTATTGGCGTAACTGCATTAAAATTTGCAACAGGTTTAGCTGTATCTCTTTTTGATCCTATTAATATTGCAGCTTCTTTTATACCTGTTTTTGGTCAAGCAAGATTTGCTGGTCTTGTTGCACGACAAGGTTTTACAAGAGCAAGATTAGCAAGAGGTGTTACAGAAGGTGCTGTAGGTGCTGCTGTTGTAGAGCCTATTGTATATGGTGTGGCACAAAAAGTACAAGCTGACTATGGTCTCGCTGATAGTTTACTTAACATAACTTTTGGAACTATTCTTGGTGGAGGACTTCACGTTGGTGCTGGTAAATTAAAAGACTTGAGAACTGCTAGTAAATTTAAAGAAAGAATGAAAGAAGCAGGTACACCTGATGAACAACTTAATTTATATAAAGAATATTATCCTGAAAATTCAAGAGTGATGAGAGATTTAGAAATGACAAATCCACAAACAAGAAAATTATTATTAGAAAAATCTTTAAATGATTTACTTTTAGAAAAACCAGTTGATGTTTCACCTGTGGTTAGTGCTGATCCTGTTTTAAAAAATTCTACAGACACAGTAGCTACTTCTCAGATACGAAGTAAACCTGTATCAGAAGTAGATCAAATGGAGTTAAATACTGTTGAACAAAATGTTTCAAATAAAAAATCACCCGATATTGATATTGAAAATAACAACTTAGAAGTAAGATTAAACGCAATAAAAGAAAATCAAAAAACAAGAAATATATTGTTAGATGATGATGTAGAAACAAGAACAACTAAAGAAGAGCTTGACGAAGTTAATACAAGATCAAAAGATTTAGATGAAATAATAAGAGACGCAATCAACTGCGTTAATGGTAGGTAAGTATGTCAAAAAAATGTTTACTACGAGTAGAAGAATTACTTAAAAAATCATCTATAAAAGCAGCTAAAAAAGATGAGATTATAAATCAAATTAAAATAGCACAAGCTGAAAAAAGAATTACATCTATAGATGAAATCAATGTTGATAAAGTCGCACAAGAAGTATCAGAGCAAATAAAATTAGAAAAAAAAATAAATAAAAGAAATGCTTTAGAGAATGAAATTAAAGGAAGAAAATATGTAGAATATATTTTAGATAACTTTAATGATAACCCACAAGAAGGATTAGTATCAATATTAGTAGGCACAAATAGAAGAGTAACAGGTGCAAGATCAGCTGTGTCAGTTCAACAACACGCAAGTGTAAATCAACTTATTGCAGGTTTTAATCAAAAACTTAGACAAAACAACGTAACAACTTTGTTTGAAAAAATGGATAAAGAAACTCAAAGAAGAGTTGTTAGAACTATGTATGAATTAAATCAAAAGAAAACTTATGTAGAAGAATTAACAGGTTTAGAACCACCAATAAAAGAAACTAATCCTGATATTATAAAATTAGCAAAAATTATGGAAGAATATTCTGAAACAATAAGATTAAAATTAAATGATCGTGGTGCAAATATACAAAAACTTTGGGGTTATATTGTTAGACAATCTCATGATCCATATTCTATTAGAGATGCAGCTAAGAAATTAGGAAAAAATTTAGATGAAATAGAAGCTGATCCAAATTTAAAAGGTTCTGACATTAATTATAATAAAAATTTTACAGCTTGGAAAAATTTTGTTTTAGAAAAATTAGATAAAGAAAGAACTTTTGCAGGTGTAGATGACATTGATCAATTTATGTTATTTGCTTACAACAGTCTTGTAAAAAATGAAAATTTAAGATCAGATGGTGCGGATTTTAGTTATGGAGCAAGAGCAACAAAAGATGTTGCAAAATCATCTAAGTTTAAAAGAGTTTTACATTTTAAAACTGCTGATGATTGGTTTGATTATAACGATGTATTTGGTGTAGGTAATTTAAAAGAATCTTTCTTTTCAGGCTTACAAACTGCTGGAAGAAATATAGGTATTATGGATACATTAGGTACAAAACCAGCTCAAAATTTTGAAAAAATTAGAAAAGCTGTAGCTAAAAGAATGATCATGGATAAAAGAGATCAAAATTCAGTATCAAGTAAACAGTTTGATAAATTTTTAAAAGTCGTTGATGGTTCTATTTATACTGTAGAAAATTTTGGTGTTGCAAAATATTCTGCGATTGCAAGAGCTTTATCTTCTATGGCAAAATTAGGAGGTGCAACTATTTCAGCTGCTGCTGATATAGGATTATATGGTTCTGAAATGAGATACCAAGGAAAATCATTTTTAGGTGGAATGTTTGAAGCTCTAAGTAGTTTAGCTAGAATTAAAAATACAAAACAAAAAAAAGATATAGCTGAGATGCTTGGTTTTATAGCTGATAACACAATATATGATATTGCTGGAAGGTATCAAGTTGGAGATAATTTAAGTAAAGGCTTTACAAAAGCACAAAGATTTTTTTTCAAAGTTAATTTACTATCATGGTGGACTAACACCTTAAAAGAAGGTGCTATGTTAGGTATGGCTAATTATTTTGCAAAACAAAAAAATTTATCATTTGATTCTTTAAATCCGCAGTTAAAAAATTTATTTAAAATTTATAATATTGATTCTACTAAATGGAATATCATTAGAAAAACAGCTATGGAAAAAGCTGATGACGGCACAGAGTTTATTAACATAGGTTTACTAGATCAAATTTCTGATGCTGATGTTAAAAAAATTACAGGTATTAAAGATTTAACTGCTAGAGAAATAGGAATAGAAAAAGATAAATTTAAAGCATCTGTATCAGGTATGCTTTTAGATAGATCAATTTATGCTGTTATAGAGCCTGATGCTAGAGTTAGAGCTACCATGACTCAAGGACAATTAGCAGGAACGGCTGCTGGAGAAGCATTAAGATTTTTTTTCCAATTTAAAGCATTTCCACTATCTATTGTTCAAAAAGTTTTAGGTAGAGAAATAGATTATTTTAAAGGACAAAATAAAGAAGTTCAAAGAGGTATAGTAGGTTTAGCAGCTATAGTTGTTACATCAGGATTACTAGGATATTTATCAATGACAATTAAAGATTTATTAAAAGGAAGATCACCAAGAGACCCAACAAAAGTTAAGTCTGTAATGGCTGCTTTTTTACAAGGAGGTGGTCTTGGTATTTACGGAGATGTTTTATTTCAAGAGACTAGAAGTGGTGGAGATATTTTAGGACAGCTAGCTGGACCAGTTCCTTTAACTGCATTTGATCTTGTTCAAGCAATTAAATATGGTATAAGAGGTGAAGGCGGAAAAGCTGGGAGAACTGCCTACAGAGCTGTTAGTCAAAGTATACCTTTTTTAAATTTATTTTACTTAAAGACTGCTTTTGATTATCTTATTGGTTATTCAATAATGGAAACTATGTCTCCTGGAACTTTGAGAAGGATAGAAAATAGAATGAAAAGAGACTATAACCAAGAATTTTTATTGACTAAACCATCAACACAATTTAAAGGATTTTAGTAATGACAGTATCTTCAACTACAGTAAAAAACTCCTACTCAGGTAATGGCTCTACTACAGTTTTTGCCTATACTTTTAAAATTTTTGCAGACTCTGATCTTCAAGTTATTATACGTTCTTCGACTGGAACTGA